CAAGGATGCTGGCTGCATCCCCAGTGTAATCTCGTTCAGTCGGGCGTAAGGGTAACTGAGGTCCGACACCTCGTCACGGTCGGCAATCTTGTCGCGTAACTCTGATGAACTGATGATGCCGTCTGGGCGGTACTCTTTGGCCTGCCAAATGGCGTCAATGATAGAGGACCCCTGCCCCTGCAGAAGACATTCATTGGGGTCTTTAAAGGGCAGGTAAGCAATCTTAGCTTTGCCGGGTGGTAGTATCTCGGCGCACTCTATGGCTGCTGCTCTGCCTGCATCGTCTTGGTCGAACATGAGGATGACTTCCTCGAAGGCAACCAGATAATCGTAGTTTTGCTTTACTGCCTTTTTGGCGGCCTGTGCGCCATTCGGCAATGACACTGTGGGCCATTTGTTGTTCTGAACTTGTGAAACTGTAAGACAATCTATCTCTCCTTCAGTAACGACAATCTTCTTTCCCGAAGACCACAAGTGTGATCCGAAGAGCGTCATCTTTGATGCGTCACCAGTGATGGTAAACTGTTTGTCTTTTCCCCTTACTTTTTGCGCAACTGCATTACCTTCCGCATCCCTGTAGACAGCGATCTGCACCGGCTGTCCTCGCATCATGCCAATCTGATAACCAAACTTGCGGCATGTCTCTTCAGTGATCTTACGCGCCGGTAGAGCGCTGTACTCACCCTGCAGCAGTGGTTTGTTGCTATAGGTATCTTTAGTGACTTTATGCCCCTCAACGTCGATTTCGTCATTGTAGGCAGCGCAGCCGAAGCAGAATGTGTGACCATCGTCATAGATGGCGGCGTTGTCACGACTACCACAGACCTCGCAAGGCACATGCTGCACAAAGTTACTTTTACTCTCCTTCTGTAAATTCATAGCGTCCTCACTAAGTCTATACGTTCACCAATCCACCGCATCACTGGGACTGCCATTGAGTTGCCCATCGCCTTGTAACGGGGTCCATCTGGGCAATCCTCCGCGTCTTTGTTGCGCCACGGTATCTGCGTGTAATTATCGGGAAAACCTTGTAGGCGTTCACATTCTATTGGTGTTAAGCGTCGGACTGCAAGTTCACTCATTACCGCTGGCGTCTTGCTTTTATCTAGCGTGGGTGTGACATGCTCTGACACGCTGTCGCCCTGCGATAAGCTGTTCTGTGCGCCAAACACCAGTGGCTTTGTCTCGTAATCAACCCCGCCTGTGCCATATGACGCAGTGATAGTATTTACTCTTTCCTGATCTGTCACGAACTGCTCTGTTTGTGCATCGTATGCGCTTCCAACGCGGCTTGTAAGGCACTTGGCAATTTCTTCCCGCGTTTGTCTGCTCGGCGCAGGATGCCCTGACAAGCTTTCGCGCTCAAATAGAACCGCTGCGGCACGTCGCCAGTCTCCAAGGTATCCGACAACAAACACACGTCTGCGTCGCTGGGCCACTCCGAAATATTGAGCGTCGAGAACTCTGTAAGCGAACCCATACCCGCACTCCCCCAGCGCGGAGAGGAAGGCTCCAAAGTCCCGCCCTTCGTTACTCGACAAGACGCCGGGTACATTTTCCCAGACAATCCACTGGGGATTATACTTTTTAGCAACTGCCAAGAATGTAAGCATGAGGTTACCACGCGGGTCAGCCAATCCTTTTCTAAGTCCCGCCACGGAGAAGCTTTGACAGGGGGTCCCCCCAACGAGAAGGCTAATTGATTGGTCATCGGGCCACTCCTTATAGTTCGTCATGTCACCATAGTTAGGGACATGAGGGTAATGATGTTGCAAAACTGCTGATGGAAACTTCTCTATTTCAGAGAAAAACACTGGCTCCCAACCTATTGGGTGCCAAGCGACAGTCGGAGCCTCAACTCCGCTGCATACTGATGCATATCTCATGATACATCCTTAGCCTCGTTTAGCCATTCTTCGGGGATCAGCTTTTGGGCAAACTTGAAGCCGTGCTTCTGGCAGTAGTCGCCATACGAAGTTGGGCTGCCCTTATAAAGCTTTTGGGTTGATCGAGAGAATACGAACCTGATGTCGATCTCAGGATGCTGCTGCTTGATTAACAAGTGCTTCGTCCTGTCTCCCACAGACCAGATGCCCTTCGTCTCGACATAAAAAAAGCCCCCGGCCTTTGGGAGCTTAAAATCAGGAGTATATCGAGTGTCCCTCGCTGGGACGGTGTAGGGTATTCGGTCTGTTTCGTAGACGACCTCTAGGCCGTATTCTCTCAGTTGCTGCGCAATGCGCTCTTCTAGGCCAGACCTAAAAGCTAATCGCATCATTAATGTCACCGGCTTTCCCGCTCTCTAGTTCCGGTACAATATGCGCAGACATTGGGTTGTCGTTGGCAGCAGTATAGCCACCCTCGACCTTCTCAAAGCCTTCTGGGACACCACCTTCGACCAAGTTAATGATCTGCACGGTGCTTAACTGTAGACTGATGCCTCGCTGGTTCTTGTTGATGTCATAAGGCTTGATAGAGCCGTATGCTTGGACCGTAGATCCACCAAAGACGTGAGGGATGTTGTTTCCCACGATTGGCGTACCGACACTGTCGATGAACTTAGGTGGAAACTTAGACTTCATCTTAATGATGACGTTTCCGGTATCCTCTTCAGTGTCCACAGGGATCGACAGTTTACTGATGTCTTCGCCTTTAAACTCCTGCATCACGACTTCCATGATTGCACCCTTGATCCGTTCAGCCGTCTTGGGGTCCAAGATGATCTGAAGCTTCCACTCGCCATCAGCATTGAACTGGGTGTCTGGGCGGTCTGGATGGACCCATGCATATCTTGCTGAACCTACGCCGCTTACAAATGAGTTTCTCTTAGCCATCGTCTATTACTCCTTTTCGATGTCTTCTTCTGGTAATGATGTTGATGTATTCACTGAGGGGTAGTGGTCACTGAGATCCACGCCCCACTTCTCTGCCCTCTGCTGTAGCTCTTTCGGCGGCTTCACCTTCCATTGTCGGCACAACTCAAGGTCCGACAAAACTCGCTCACGCGGATGCATTGGGCTGCTCCGTTCTTTTCGTTATTATCTAAAGGTGGACATAACCCCCTAGGAGAAGCAGAACTCGCTATCAACGACCTGCGAGACGTCCAGAGACCCCTTGTTTGGCACAGGTGGCAATGGTGGCTCCTCGGCTGTCCTTTGCTCACCCACGGTGCTTCTGAAGTACGACAGGAAGCATGGGCCGGTGTACTGATCGACAAACGTGTTTCGAATGATTTGGAACATAGGCCACACTTGAGCACACTGAGTGCCAAAGCTGTCGTGGATCATAAAGAAGTCCTCGATGTTATTGTCGAGCATCGACAGTATCGTGGACTGCATGTGACAACCATCGAGACTGTGGACGAGGTTCGGTGCTATCCCAGCCTTCATCTTACGACTGTCGATAACCCAAGGGTTCTCTTCTCTGAAGGTTACCTGAGATCTGACGCGCTTCTTAAGATCCCTGTCCCACATAGCGATCTTGATCTTATGACCAACCCACTTGCGATACCTTTGAACGACAGGGAAACCGATAGGCGTCTTCCAGACCAGCGGCTTGTTTTCTTTCGAGACACTGTCGCAAAGCTCTTGGACGAAACCCATGGCCTGTGCAACCGACGACAACGTGTCCTCGATAGCTGCATAGTTGATCTTCGCCAGATAATACGCAGCTTTCTCTTGTGTGCCTTCGTCACCAAACGGATGAACATCTAGCTCACCATAGGCCACCTTCCGACTAAGGTCTTTCATCAGGTCTTCTTTAAGTTGGTCTTTGAAGCCGTAGACATTGCTGCTGTACCCGTAGGTCATTACGTTTCTTTTGACGACCTTCCTGCTGATGCCATAGTCCAACCAGAGCTTTGCTAGGTGTGTTTCTTTAGTCTCCTCAAGTAGGCGCTGGGTGACCTCATCAGCGACATCCTGATAGACGTCAGCCATCTCATTGGCAGGCATGAGGTTTACTCTGGCTGCATCCTCTTCCGACAACATCAGAGACGAGTAATGTTGGACACCGCTGTTAGTCCCATCGAGACTGATTGGAAGGTGACACCTAAAGTCATCTGGATTTCTCATATAGTCAGCAAAAGCATAACACGCTGCGAGAAAACCAAAGGGCTTGTCAGCCGACTGCCAGAAGTCAGATGTCGACTTGAAGTCCTGAGCAACTGCAAGGATCTCGTCAGTGTGGTCTTCGGTCCACTGAATGCGTTCCTCTAGTGGTCTTTTGCTGATCTTTCCAAAGTCGCCTACGTTGGCGACATGAATGTAAAGCCACCCTATGTTGTCGGATGCCACCTTACGACCATTAGCAAACTCAAACAGAGCTTTCACATGGTCATCTCTTTGGTAGTGAAAGTGCGACACCGGATACATGCGGCCTCGCCAATCGAAGTTCCAAGGTAGATAAAACTTGTCGTATGTCAGAAGCTCTTCAGCCTTCGCCATAGATTGACTGAAGACAAACTTGTCGGCTTTTACCTGCTGGACCGCCTTGTAGTAATTACGACGATCCAACACATATTGCTTCTTCTGGTGCTTCTCCATCGTGTCGAAGTCAGAAGGCATCTGCTTCTTCTCAGGTTCGACTTTTGATGGAAACTTGCCGAAGACCCAATCGTTCTTCCAGCAGTAATCGACGGCCTCAAATATACGACGATTGATCCTCAGAGGTGTTCTCTGCAGTGCGTTTAATGCTTCGACATAAGGCGGAGTGCCATACCGTCTGAAGTCGTCCTCGATCATCTTTTGCTGCTGCTTGGACGCATGTTTTACCAGAGGCACACTAGAGGCCAAGAAGGGGTCCAAATAGCATCCCGTAGAAAATGACGTCCACGGCCTTGGTGGAACGACCATAGGGCTATAGCATGGCTCCAGCCAACTCTCGTCGAACTTCATCTGATCCATCAGCATCTCTGCGTCCTTCGTTAACTGGACGAAGATCTTGGTTTTGCCTTTAGTGTCGTTGATGGTGAACTGCTGAAACACATCGCAGCCCTTTAGGATACCTTCGAGGATCGGAGCGCCAATCTGAATGCAGAACTTCTTGGACCATTTGTCGACGACAAAACCTTCCTTGGCTGCAATGTTACGAATACCCTTGTAGCGATACTGCTGAGAACTGTGGTTCTCTTTGGCTCTCTTAATCAGCCTCTTAGCCATATCTCTGTCGTGCTTTCTCAGGGCATCACTAAAGCATTCGACTTCAACTTTACGACCAATCTTGATCAGAAGACCTGTCCGTTGTTCCTTCATCAGTATCGCGTCGAAGCATGAGTTCAGACCTATGTAAGCCAAGAGATCTGTCGACATGCCCTTGAGGGTCTTAAACCAGACCGGTGGACACCCACCAGTTTCTCTTTGGTGTTTGACTAAATCGTTAATATTGTCGTTGATAGCTTTAGAGACATCGTCCAGAGCACCAGTGATGATCCGGTGAGGGACACCTTTGATGCTCTGGACTTTCATGTTGTCGTCTCTACGGAGATACCGCTGACGACCTTCTTCTAAAGACTGCTGCTCGATTCGCATCTGCTGTGCGCTTGGGGCAAGGTTCATTTGTTAAACTCCAAGTATATCTAAAGGTGGACAAATGCTTAACCCATTGAAATAAAAGGGTTTTAATCCACCGGTATTTTAGCAAAAAGTAGTCGTTAAATAGACTATGTGTTCTGGTTTTGTTCTACTCCTCTACTGTCGTCGACACAAGGGTGGCATAGGGTTAACTCATGAGGGCACGGGCTATGTCGGCTAGTGCTTGGGGCTTCTCATGCACATACTTCTTAGTAGTCGCCTCTGACCTATGACCAAGGATCTTACCAATCAGTATTGTGTTGATGTTCAAATCGTTGGCTAGATTGGTAGCGCAGGTGTGACGAAGGCTATGAAACACGAAGGTGTCATCGCCGGGGGCGACATAACGGCGAGCCTCGTCCCAACCGTTGTAAAAGCTCCGGTGCTTGTAGTGACGCCCCGGTTCATCATTGAGAGCCTTCAGTGCCGTACGGGCTTTGTCGTTCAGAGGAACCCAGCGCTCATCGCCGTTCTTGGTTTCCTCTAAATGTACCCACTCCTGCTGGCTGTCAGAGGCCTGCTGAGGGTGCCTTTTGATCATCTCTGGGGTTACCTTACGGATCTCTCCCATGCGCATTCCTGTGTTCACTGCGAGCGTCACAAAGTGTTGCATCCATGGACGGTAGACGTCACGGCTGAACCAATCTTGGAGCTTCTCAAGTTCCTCTTTGGTCATGTACCGTGGACGGCCCTTGCCCTCGTCCTGCCAGCTTATCTTGATCGGGTGATCGACCAAGCGCATTTCGCAAGCCAACTTGAAGACAGCAGTGATGCAGGCGGTGTAGCGGTTGACAGTCGCTGGGCTGAGGCCTGAGGCGTGTAAGCTGTCGAGGTACTGGTAGACCTCTGATGCGCCTATAGACGCTAGGGGGCGCTCTCCGTATCCCTCAAAGCGACATACGCGCTCCAGCTTGTTAAGGTTGTCCCTGAGAGTTCTGTCGGTCCAGATACGGTGGGCGTGAAGTCTGATAAAGTCTGCTAAGTTCATCTCTAAGTCTTTCTCTAAGTTTAGAAGGGTGGATCTTCACCCTCGTATGTTGGCAACCAAGGTTTGTCGTCATATGAGGTTGCCGGTGGGGTCTCCTGAGGCAGCTTCGGTGGAAACATCTGCCTCAAGAATGTCTGTAGGTCGTCAGACCAACCCATGTTCAGCCAAGTACAAAGCTTCCCATTCGTCGTACCGACGAGGGTCGTTGTTGAGCGACAGTTTGCGGGGTTTACTCGCTTCGAGAGCGCATGGGACACACGGTGTGTACACAGTAACTGAGCCACCATAGGGGCCATTACGGTGTTGCTCTTCGGTTATACAGTTGGAACAGTAAGTCATCGTCTAAGTCTCCTCTAAGTTACGAGGGACCGACATCCGTTGACATTAGTGTGTGGAGGCGAGTACCGGAATCGAACCGGTGTACACGGATTTGCAATCCGCTGCTTCCTCTAATGTCAGACGTTGCCGCCCTCAGTGCTAATATGGGGGAAACGGATGTGTATTTCAAGAAGAAAAAACACAGATCGACAATGAGCCGACCTGTGCTTAAGTCTATCCTTCGATTGGGGATAGTTATCCCATGTAATCACGTTTAAATTGAGCCATCCGAAAGCCGGGGCAAGCCTTGTTTGCATACTCATGGTGACCGGTGATCTTGCTGATCTTATGCTCTGTCGACAGCCTGTTGAGCAGAGCGACAAGAGCGTCAGCCTGATCTTGTGTAAAGTGCTCATCGAACTGATCGTCTGCATCAGATCCAAAGCCCCCTACCAATGTCACTCCAATAGAGTGAGCATTGCGCCCCTTACAGTGAGCACCGCTGCGCGCTAAAGGACGCCCTTCAGCCACCGCGCCATTACGGTCGACAACAAAGTGATAGCCTATATCTGACCAGCCACGGCCCTTAGGCTTCGGGTCGCAATGCCACCTCTTGAGTTCTGCCACCTTCGCACTCGTTGCGTTGGCTTCCATCCACTCAGGACGTGTCGCCGTGCAGTGCACAATGATTTCATCTAGCTTTCTCATTAGGATGATACCTTCTTTACTTTCTCGAATGTACGGAGCGACCCAAGGCCCAACAGACCGCCTAAGACAGTCAGAAGAGATCCCATGTCGAATGCAGGTAGCT